AGTTTGAGAGATAAAATTCAACGTAACGAAGAGAGAGTTAAGAACTACGGAAAAGTAGAAAAGAATAGAACTAAGAAATTTGATCCAGAACAACTGGATATGAAAAAGCTGTTTGAATAATATTTGAACAACAATTAACTTTTAAAATTATAGAATCATGTCATTAATGCAAGTACTTAAGACGTACTATAACGACTCGCAGATGACCGACAGTAACTCGTTGGCCAATGCACTTATGGAACGTCCAGCGGAGCTTTCTCCGATCATTACTCACTTGGCAGGCCGCGAAGAAAAGAAATTCCCACTATCCTTCTTGACTGAAGGTGTTGGTAATACTCGTTCTATCGACCGTTTCGAGTACGAGTATCGTGTTAAAACTCACGAAATCAATGTTCGTCCAGTAACTTCAACTGCACCTGCTCTTCCAGTAGGTGTTGGTGGATCTACATTTACACTTACCTTCCCTGATAAGTGGTTTATCTTCCCTTACACTTTGGTATCTCAGACTGGTGCTCTTGCTCGTATTATGAGTGAGCCAGTAGCTGATGGTTCAGGTTGGAGATACACTTTGAAAGTTGTTTCTCCTGATGTAGTTTCAGTAACTGTTGCTGACTGTTCTCCAGGTGCTCTTTGGGGCATGTTGTATGCTAACGTAGGAATTGACTTCTCACGTGGTAATGCATCTAACTGGACTGCTCCAGGTCTTGTTCGTTCTAAGATTGGTACTGTACGTAAGTCTTACCACTTCTCTGGAAATGCTAAAGATTATGTAGCTCAGTTTGAATTGCCTTTGAAAGAAGGTTCTAAGACTAAGTTGTGGATGGATTACGAAGAGTACCGTCACATGCTTAAGTTTAAAGAAGAGTGTGAAATGTACTACTGGTATGGCCAGAAGACTCACGATGCATCTGGTACTTCTACCATGCTTGATGAGAACGGTCAACCTGTAATCTCTGGTCCTGGTTTGTTTGAGCAAATTATCAACAAAGACACTTACTCTAACCTTACTCAAGCTAAACTTGAGGAGACTATTGGAGATTTGTTCTATGGTATGACTGATGCTACTGACAAGCAAGTTACTCTTTACACTGGTATTGGTGGTGCTCGTGAATTCGACCGTGCCCTCAAGACTTACTATGGTGGTAACTCTTATCTTCAAACTACTCAACCTACGTTCATCACTGGCTCAGGTCGTAACCTCGGAATCACTGGTTACTTCACAACTTATGAGCACGTAGACGGTCATAGAGTTAACGTAGTTAAATCTCCTTTGTTTGATCACGGTCCTGTGGCACAAGCTTCTAGAAAGCACCCAACATCTGGTCTTCCACTTGAGTCGTATCGTATGACTTTTGTTGACCAATCAACTTATGATGGTGAAAATAACCTTCAGATGGTAAACAAAAAAGGTCGTGAACTTCTCCGTTGGTGTGTAGCAGGTTCTGTAGTTCCAAAAGGATTTACTGAAACTGACACCCGCGCTAGTGACATAGACGGTGCATCTGTTCACATGCTGAAGACCGCTGGTATCTTGCTTCGTCGCTTTGATACTAGTTTGGACATGCAGTGTGTTGCATCGTAATTTGTGTTTTGGTTTGCAATAAAAAGGGGGGTAACCACTCCCCCCTTTTTTAAAAATATATAAAACCTTGGGTTATTCTTCCCCCAAGCTTAACTAATAAAAAGAACTAAAATTATGGAACGTAAAGTTATTATCAGACGCAAAGAGGTTCTGAATCACCTACCAAAGGAAATCAGAGCTGGAGCAAAAGTTAAAATCGGGTCTATGTTTGTAGACCGCCTCCCACTCAAAGGAGTTGAAGGAGACGAAGAAGCTAAATTATTGAAAAATTTTGTTGATGTACCAGCTACTCACCAAGAATGGCCTGCAAAAACAAAAGACTTTTGGGCTAGCCTTAGCTTAAAAGTTCCTTTTGAAGGAGCAGAACTTGAGGTAGGTACTTATGATGATGGTAATCCAATCAATACGATGGATTATATTTATTATAAGTGGTGCTTAAAACACAGACATGTAGCAGTGTCTGAAGAAGAGATGAGAATGGATCCAATTAAAAGATTTTATATCTATGATCCGCAAAAAGATCTTCTTAAAAAGAATGCTAAAGTACAAGTTAAGAAAGATGCAGACAAAGAGTTTATAAAGCTCACTGGAAACATCGAAAAGATGAAAATGTTGCTTAGAGTTCTTGTGGATGGAGATCCTCAAAGACTGTCAGACATGGAGATCGAAAATAGCTTGTATGATTACAAAGGAGAGAACCCAGAGAAATTCTTGAAATACTGCACGGATGATAATTTGGATGTCCAAGCAGAGATTGAAGAGATGATTGCAAAAGATGTTCTCCGTCGTATTGGGAATCAAGTGATTTTCCAAGATGAGACAATTGGAGAAGATATTAAAGATGCAATTGTTTACTTCAAGAATAAAAAGAATTCTGGACAAGTAAATACAATGAGAGCAAGGTTTAAAGAAGTATCGTAATAGATGACCGTAAACGAAATGCATATAGCTGTCAACCTGGGGGTGCAAAAGATTGCATCCTTCCAGGCTGACATACTTTTACCTCAGGAATTAGATTTTGAGTTAAACATTGCTATGATGAGATTCATCAAGCAACGGTATAATCCAATGTCTAATAGACAGGGTAAAGGATTTGAGCAATCTCAAAAAAGAGTAGATGATTTAAGGAACTTAGTAGTTACTACTAATTCTAATACAATCTCTACTGGGGGATTTCTCTTTGATGCATTAGGGGGCTACATCTACAATACAAATACTTCTAATATATACATAGAAAAAGCTACTCTCCCGTTAGACTATCTTTTCTTAGTATCGGTATCAGCTGAAGTTCATTACAACTGTAATTCACGTATAAACGTAGATACAGAATTAGTAAACGAGACTACTACAACAGACTGGGTTAAAATGAGTTTAACTCCCCCATCTCCAGGGTATGTCCTTACAGGAATATCATATTTTGATGGGACAAACTGGGTATCAGCTGTAAATCTTCCATTAGGGGAGGAGATAACTAGTGACGATTTAATTTTAACTACTAATTATCAAGGGGGATTTATACCTTCTTATAATGCTAATGTAGAAGAAAACTCAAATGATACTGGAGCTCAATTAGACCCTCCTGTAGACAGCAATCATTTGTACTTAGGTAACTCGAGTACAGTTTTGCAACAAGACCCTACAAGTGGGGGATTTATTAGAGCTACATGGATACTACTAACAACTGGATTAGCATCAGCTTTCCAAGTATATGAGATAATTAAGTCTACTTACTCTATTACTAGAAGAACTGCCCCAAGTTTAGATAGAAGAATAAGTCAATGTTGGTTTGCTCAAAGTGATGACATTCCAACTGTGATGAAGGATCCATTTAATAGAACTGGATATGACTACATCCCATATTCAATTAAAGAGAATTACATCAGTGTATACTCAGACAACACATTTGTTGTACCTACAGTATTCATTGTATATATAAGAAAACCTAAAGTTATTTCTATAACTAGTGGAGTAGGCTGTGAATTAGCAGAGCATACTCACCAAGAAATTGTAGAGATGACTATTAAAAGCATACTAGAGGGAATAGAATCCCAAAGGTATCAATCACAATCGATGGAAAACCTAGAAAGTGAATAACTAAAATCAATGTTTAACGCCTAAATTTAATAAAAATGGCTCCTTCTAATTTAAATCAAGTGTTCGTAATGAACAATAACGCTGTTGCTACGGGCAGTGTTTTTAACACTGTTGATGGAACAGTTACTTACTCTACCTTAGCTGCAAGTGCTAGCAGAGGTGGTGTTTGGACTCGTCCAATTTTAAGTGGTACTCAAGCATATACTGCAGCTGCTTTGTTTGGAACAGGTGCCACTTCTGGTGCACTTACTGCTGCTCCTGGTGGTGGTTTAGGATTGGAATACTTCCAAATAGTTCAAGGTACTAATAAGTCAAATCCGATTGCTACCCCGATGATCTCTCCTAAAGATGTACGTCGTATCAAGGGAACTACTTATACTGCTACTCAACGTCACCAAGAAGCATTTACTTTTGCTGCAACACTTCCTGCTGCTGTTTCTAATGTAAATGGCAGTGTGATGGTTAAGTGTGACATTCGTGTTGCTCCAACATTTTATGAAATGTATGCTAACCCATCAAATGCTAACTTAGATTTGTCAGGTGGTGGATATACTTTTCCTATTCTTGGTAACTTCTCTGCTGGTAGAACTATGATTCCAATTGTAGAACTTGCTCCAGGTACTACTGCTGGAGGTTGTGCTACCGCAGTTGGCAATGCTATCACTGGAAACACTGCTCTAAATGCTATTTTTGCTGTAACAGTAGCTGCTGGTGCAGTGACAATCATTGCTCGTCATCCAGGTGTAATCTTTGATATTGTTATTTTTGACACAGTAGCAAAAGTTTCAAGTGCAAACTTTACAGTATCTATCGGTGGTGCGGCTTTTAATATTGTTACTACAGGCTATAATGCTGGTAATGGTAACTACTGGCAAGTAATTTCTGCTGAGAAATCACAACGTGCTCGCTATGGTAACTTCAATCGTATGTACTTCCCAGTTGAGCAACCAACTTACGCTCAAGTTGGTACTACGTACGCTTCTATTGAAGTAAGTTACGAGCACAGCTGGCCTAGCAGCACAGGTATTGCCCGTGCTGGTGAATTGAATAACTTTACAATTTACGCCCCTACTGCTTTGACTACTTATGGAGTAGTATTTGGTACAGGAGCTACTTCGTCTGAAGCTGCTTTCTAATCTAAAATTAATCATTAAAAAGTGGGGGAGCAATCCCCTACTTTTTATTATCTTTACAAAAACTATCTAATGGCTACAGTAATTAACTCAGTAACTATCTCTCCAGATTGCAAAAAACTAACTGTAGTAGCATCTGGAGTTCCCGCAACTGTTAACTTTACCTATTATAATTACATTACAGATGTAACTACAACTAGTGGAGCATTGACACAAGTAGCTGGTATTGTTACTTGGATACTAAGTAGCCAAACAGCTGGGGAATTATTTAATGGAGTCATCAGTATAACAGATACTGTTGACGTTCTTAATCCTACAGTATATGTAGTAGGAGCCGCTGAAATTTATTGTTGCATAGCAGCCCTTGTTCAATCAGCCATTGACTGTCACTGCCAATGTGATAGATGTAATGAAGACCTAAGAAAGGCCGAAAAGATTGATCTACTGATTAAATCAGCACAGCATTCCGCATACTCAGACACAAATATTACAGACGCAGTTAACAAGTATAACAAAGCTAAAGACTTCTGCACTGAGACATGTGCATGTGGTTGTTAATATATTACGATGGCAATTTGTAAAGACTGTATAGCAGCTGGAGTACGAGCCCCAGCAGCAGTTG